GATTATGTCAAATTCCATATTGTTCGTAAAGTTGTATTTTTCATTATCCATAGCTGTATTATACTATAAAAATTCTCAAAAGTCAAGTCTTTTTTTGATAGTTGCTAAAATCTTCTATTGCGGTTATTAGTTGTGGGGTGTAGTCATCAACTGATTTTGTGAATATTTGTGGAATACCACTATCGGGTACAATAAATATCACCAGTTGACTACAGGGGATTCCAGTACGTTCTGTGAACATCTTTGCATAGGCCGTACCTTGAATAAAATAATTCTCAATCCATTCCTCCTTCTTCTCAGAATTGGAAGTCTTAAAATCTATAACGGATACTACTCCATCATATTCTGCAATCATATCTACTGCACCAGCTACTTGTATTCATCTGAGTACAGATAGTCCTCAATACAGTAGATATTGTTTATTTTTGTTTCTAATACTTGTACCGCTTCTAAAAACAGATACCATACGGCAGGGTTTTTAGCAAGGGCAGTAGCACTAAAGGTGTCGAGATTGTCTATCTCTCCTAAAAAGTATTGTTCTAATAGACTATGAAAATGCGTACCTCTAGTGGTTGCCCTTTTCGTTATTCTATTAGCTTCTTCATTACCTACACGTTTTCTCCACGCATATATTCCTTCCTTACCTCGTATTGATAATACAGTTGTAATAGAAGGATATGAGCCATTCGGTGTTTCGTAATGTCTTTTACCACCTACATTTGTTCTCACAAGTTTAGGCAACTCAGTTATGAGTTTCCTATCATAATTTTTTAATTTCATTATTTACTTACAAAGCCATTTTGTAAACTACACCATTTTTAGTTTTAAGTGCAGTAAGTATTTTCCTACGATTGCCCATCAAATTGTAACTACAATGTACCCAACCACTATTAGGGTCAACTCCATCGTAGAACTCTAGGATGATTTGGTCAAAATCTAAATTCTTAGTAATCCATAACGCAAGGTCAGGATTCGGTGTCGAAAAAGATTCAAAATCTGCAGCTTGTCCATTACAATGCTGACTTGTTTTAGATCCACCCACTTTTGCATTTAGTGCAGGGCTTCTATAGCCAGAATTGATTGAAATAACACCAAACTGATCTCTAACTGGTTGCAGAATATTAATGCAAAGATGTGTTAGATTCACAAGATGTATTAAACTAGGGGAGTTGTCCACACCTAGTCTTTCTGCTGTAGCACTCTTCACCATTTCTGAGAGTGCAAAGTTCTTTGATATTCTTACTATGTCAGCCATATTACGCCCCTTTCTGAATATCAACAGATCCAGTTGTGGGATCATATGAAACTGTAAAGGTTACTTCGATTGGTTTAAGTGTACCATCGGCTTTAATTATTGGTAATTTACCTTCAACCGCTCCCATCAATGCATCTTTAGCATTTGTGAATTGGTGTGTGGGGTCAGACTTTATAGCTTTGTCTAATTCTTTTTTTGCAGCATCTGGAAGTAAATCATCTATCATACTTTCAACGTGCTCGGTTGCTAAATCTGTTGCTTTGTCTACGACAAGGCTAGAAATAACATTGAATAATAACAACGGTAACATTATTTTCTATCTCCTAATCCAGTATTATATTTTTGGATGATATAGGAACGGACTAAACCGCTTCTGACTATATCACCAATATCAAACTCACATGAATAGAATTCTTTCATTTCGTTGATAATTTTTATAAACTGACCTAATCCAGCCTTTTCTGCATCATCTCTTAGGTCTGTCTGATCAAAATCCCCTGAGAACATGATTTTGGACTCCTGACCAACTCTAGTCATAATAGTGTCCAATTCGTGGAAGTTTAAATTTTGACATTCATCTACAAGGATAATGGCATTGTCTAACGTAATCCCTCGTAAGAAGGATGTGGATAGAAATGCTACATTTTCTTGTTTTTTCAATTCTTCATACATCATGTCAAACTGTTCCTCTGAGGAAAGTTTAAACATAAGCCGTAACATATTGTCATACGGAACTTGGTATAAAGAACTTTTATCTTGCTCATCGCCCGGCATAAATGCAAGACTTCTAGTAGGCATTAAAGACCTTACTATGTAGATACAGTTAAAATCTGTAGAGGGGTCTAAAACTTGTTTGATTGCATTGTACAGAATAACGAAAGTCTTTCCTGTGCCCGCAGGCCCATATAGGAAAAGATTCTTTCCTTCTGCATATTGTTTAAAAACCTCAGTTTGGTTTTTAGTAACCCCTTTCATCTCAACTAACTGATCATGACTTATTAATTGTTTTTTCATAATTATGTCCAATCTCCTAGCTGACTGCCAGGATTTGTTCTGTGAATTTCTTTCATACGGTCTTTAAAACCGTCAGAAGTGTGTCTAGATGCACTATCTCTCATAGAATACTGCAAATTCAGTAATTGTGGCACTAACTGTATGTCACATGGAGTATCATTTTCATCAGAGCAAGAACCATATCTCTTTGAATTTTCACAAGGGATATTTCTATCAGCTATCTTGTGGTCTTCCTCAAATTCAAAATCACAGTTCTTACATCTATATTGATATGTAGGCATATTATAATTTCAAGTCCTTAATATTATTTATCTATAAAATATATGATCTCCAATTCTTCCAACTTTTGGATATGAAGTTGACCATCGTGGATTTATCTCGTATGTATGATAGTATATTGCACCTTCTGTATAATCTAATCCTTGCGATTTCATACTTCCATAAGAAATCATTGCTAGATTTGCTATCTTTTGTGTCGTATTAAAAGCAACTTGATTTCGTACTTCATCTGAAGCACCATCACAGTACCAACTAAATTGACATCTATCACGTTTTGGAAATCCATCTTTTGTATGAATTCCTTGATATACTACATCGCATACCGTATTGGGAAAAGTATCATCATATACTCTATTTAAAGTTACTAGAGCTACAGCGAGTTGTCCTGCAAATGGTTCGTTTCGTGCTTCAAAATATATGTTCTTTGCGAGACATTCTACTTGTTTTGCTCTGTTTTCTAATACAAAATTTAATGAAGAATAATTTGGTACTGAAATATTTTCAATATTTAGTTGACCATGTTTCAGTACTGGATGTGGCTTGGGTCTTTCCCACACCAAATTATCTTCATAAGTACCTGCACTTCCTAACGGAAATGAAAGGGAAAACATTAAAGCAAAACATATGAATAATTTTTTCATATTACCTTCTTTAATATGATCTTCAACCTTTATTAGATATAAGTGTCCATCAAGAAATAGAAACCGCAGATCGTTAAACGGTCTTATTTGTGCTTAATATATATTGGGGATTTTAAATGTGGAGAGAGAATAGCTTGTCCTCTACACACCGTTCCTTTCGGTTTTGCATATCAATAGACTCCCTATTAAAAGATTGTCTTATATTTATACATCTTTTTTCCTAAAGTCCTCATCCCAATTGAATGCTTCTGTCACTACTTGTGAAGATAATCCCTTATATACTTGATGAAGTCTTTTATCTTTTACTGTACATAAAAGTTCAGCTTCATCTTTGTGTAATCCTTCTAACAATCTGATAAACATACGTTCTCTAACTGTTTGTTGAAGATTTGGATCTGCACTCTTATCATTGGTTTTAATAAAATGCCAAAGACCATTTCCTTCAGTTCTTAATAAAGTATGTTCAGTACCTTCTGGAGCATCATTTTCTATATATGGGGGATTCCCAGGCGGTAACTCTGATTCAATATTGGGGTTAAACGACCATTGGCAAATTTGTCGTAAAGCCAAACAATCCTCTTCTTTAAGAATTCTGAGTTTATCATCATATAGTTTTGCTTTATGTACTTTAGTCAAAATTTCACTCAAAAGTGGTTGTCTAACCGCAATTGATGGTCTTGGTTTTTCAGTAGTAAGTCGTGCTCCTTCAGCTGTACTTAAAGATGTACTCAGTACATCACCACCTTCACTAATTGGTACTGTTTTTTTTACTGCGATTGCCATATTAAAATTCTCCTATATCTTGTATTAAATTATTAAGTTTTCTTTCGATAAAAAAGTTCAAAAGTCCACTTCGTTTTCCTTTCGGAACTTGTCTAAATTGACTACCCACTTGGGCAACAATGTTTGATGGGGTATATTGTAAATCAATCAGCTTCATATTTCTATGATAGTTTCTTAACTGTTCTTCATTACAAAAATCTTCTGGTTCTTGGTCTACCCATAATTCTACTTTTTTCTTTGTTATTGGTGTTTGTCGTATCTTATCCACTATACAATTATCAGCCGATAAGAAATTAGGAACACCATCTGATGAATCACCACGCAAAATATGTTCCTTCAAATATTTAGCTGGATTAGCATCATAAACTATTTTTTTAGTAATTGGACTATATTGGTCAACATTATCCCTTACTTGTAATTGTATAAAATCTTTATCACCTGAAATAATCATCACTTTCTCTGTAGCAATTCTTGCAAGTACACCAATAATATCATCTGCTTCTGACTCGTCAATTTCAAGATATTTGTAAGGGAAAAATTCTCT